GGCGGAACGGCTCGGAAGCCAACGTGATCCGCATGGCGCGCGAAGGCGAAGACGGCCGGCGCAAGCTGGTCGAGGCCGCGCATAAGGCCCGCACCGGCAGCAAGGCTTCGCTTGAGGAAAAGCTCAACCGCGCGAACGCCCGCGGCAACAATCGCGGGCATGGGGAAGCCGAATTGCTTGCGGCTCTCCAGCCCGTCCCGACCGATGCCGAACGCATGTTTTGGCCGACGCCCGAAAGTCAGTACCCTTGCGGCGTCTACAATATCGACATCGCCGTCCGAACCGTCGCCGTGGAATTGATGAAGTTGCCCGTCTCGGGTCGACTGAACTCCCCCGCATTCTTGGAGCGCGCTAAATATCTCCGAAATGAAGGGTATTGCGTTATCATCGTTCTTTTCAAAAGCGTCGAAATGCTGCTCGGCAGTCTCGATCACATAGTCGCCTTCATTGAGCGTGCCGATTGCGAGCCAGCCGTGCACGGTAAGGATTGGATGATTCGGTGTGGCGCGGAGTTTTCGTCCACTCGCGGTCTGCAGAATCACGAGCGGGCCGGAAAAATAACGCCGGTACGCTTTTTCCACACCGTCAGCGAATGGTATCCGTGAGTCACCGGGGAAGCAGAAAGGCTCCTGGCCCACCGCCGTCACCTCGTCGTAGTAGCCGAGGCGTCCCTTTTTGACGTAGCCAGCGCGGTGCGCCCACGAATCGCGGACGAGATACGGTTCGCCGCCGTTCTCCCGGTAGTCCCGCTCCTTGTGGTCCTCGCGGTAGTCGTAGCCTGCCTGCCGGTAGTGGCTGTTCCACTTCCCCGCTATCGCGCCGCCGTCGGACGCGACGATCTCCGATATGGCCGCCGTTAGTTTATGGCCTTGGTCGATCAAAACGCGCCGCTCTTCGAAGGGAAGCTGCGCGAGCGACTTGCGGACGTTCTCCTTGACCTCCCGGCGAGATTCGCCGGACACGCCGCCTGGCGGGATCGAGGTCGACCAGCCTTGGAACCGCTGCAACGTCTTGTCGATCGCCTGCGCGCGGTTGAGCTTGATGAGGTTCGCCGAGGCCAGGATGCGGCGGTCCAGCTCGTTCCGGAGCTGCGGCTTGATCTTATCGAGCGTGAAGCGTTCGACGCCGGGGACATAGCGAATGACGCCGCCCCGGTCGACCATCTTCCGGTAGATCGCCGCCAGCCCGTCACGGAGCTGCTGCTCGAGCGACGCCGCGGAAATCAGCGACCGCTCGGCCGCCAGCCGGAGTTCGCGCATCCAGCGCTCGACCCGCTCTGCGCTGTCATAGCCGTGCTCAACCAGATCGGCGATAGCGGCCGCAAGGACTTCTTGGAACGATTGCTGCGGTTTTGGCACGTCAGGCCTTTTCCTTCCGCTTCGGAGGATACATCGGCGGCTCCGCCTCAGCGAAGAGGACCGCCCAACCCTTGAGCGTCAACACCCACCGCCCGTTGTCAACCTTGACGTAGCCGTCGACGGCGAGCTTCACGATCCGCTCCGATATTTTGAGGGTAATTGGATCGTCGCCCTTGCCGGGCGCGCTCACGGTAAAGACGCAATTACGCCGAAAATTGGCGATTTCATCCCGCGCATCCCGCGAATAGTGACAAGATCGCCGACCTGCAATCGCGTCGGCCTCGCCCGTTCCTGCGCGTCCCAGACCCAGGAGAGCGCGGCGATAACGGCACGCTCAGCGTTGGCTTTCATGTTTTCCGGCCACCACTGGCCCTGCTCAAAAACGCTTACGTCGCGAGCGTGCTTTAGTGCTTTTTGGCAATCCCGCAGATGCGCCCGCGCCTGTTCGAGTTCGGTCATAGCGATTCTCCCTGTTGACTGCGCCAGCCTAGCGTCGGCCGGAGGAGGTTTCCAGCGGCTCAGTGATCCGCTTACCGCCTAAAAGTTCGGCGATGCGGGTGCATTCTTCGACCATGTCCTCATGGTCATCAACGCCGAGGATTTCGACCTCATCTCCTTCAGCGTGCGCGACGAGATCGAGTTCGTCTTCGACCCCAAGCCCCCAAGCAAAGGACTCAGCTATATCATGGGTTGGAAATTTGAATTTCATGGCGATGCCGCCTCAATATCCTCGCGCGTGATCCTACCAGAAAGCATAAGGCGCAACAAAATCGCGGCGGTTCCATCAACGCCATTCTGCGCCCAACGCCGTCCTGTGCGCTGTCCGATCCTGAATAGTCGAGCCGCCCCAGCTTGCGTAAGGCCGAGGCGCTCTAGCGCGGCGCGGTATTGAGCGGCGGTCATGGGATCGCACCGCAGCAAGCTCCACAGATGCCCCCCGGTCGACCGCGACGACCATCAGTCCAACGGCCGCCCTTCATGGGCCATCTTTCACTACCTTCCCATTTAGCCTCTCCAACACACTTGCAAACATGATTCCGAACAAACGTTTCGCCACCATTAGGAAGCTGATGCGGCCGGAAAAGCGACTTTGGCCAAACGACATGACGCGGATTGAATATGGGCATGGCGGTTATAATTCAATTCTCATAAGAGGAGCGCCAGCCAACACGGTTGCGAACCGCCACACATGAGGAAGCCTTGATCAAGTGCTTCGTTGGCTAGCGTTTTCTTTCATGGAATTTGAGCCCCTTGCTGGCAAGTCGAAGACGATGGCAGAGAGATAACCAAAGTTTTGCCTGTGCAAGAGTATCGTAATTGAAGTTAACTTTTGTTCCGTTTTCCTCGCACTCGTCGGCCATAGTCTCAAGCATCTTCGCAAGCGATTTGACGTGTTCGTCATCCAGCGGCATTACGCGGCCCTCCGCTGCTCGCACCACATCGCGTACCAATCGACCGGCAACTGAACGGCAGTGTGGTAGCAATCGCCAGTTCCGAAATCGAAGCAGACGTTCCAAGAATGGCCGAGACGCTCAGCGGCGAACTTTTCGCCGTTCGGCGAGCAGGAACCGTCGCCGTAGACCGCGACCGCAGCCGGGTCGATGTTGCGGTTCAGATCGGCGCAAACGCGCGAAACAAACTCGATCTGCGAAGCGGTGAGGGCGGAGAAGGAGAGGGCCATTTGGGCCTCCTAAGTTCGCCGGGCACCATTGCCCTTGCGATGACGGGAATATAGGCCACAATGGCCTAATAGGTCAATATGGCCTAGATAGAATAATCGTTTTATATTCGGCCGTTCCGGGAAAATTATTCTAGTGCGGCGGCGCCAGCGCCTTGATGTGACCATTGGCCTTTGGGAGGCCATCGGGGCGCTGGCCCATCATCGTCACGAGGTCGTCGAGTTCCTCGTTCGACAGCTTCCGCATGACGCGCCGCCGTACCGCCCGCCCCTCCGCCGAATCGGTCGCCGCGAACGGCTTCGGCTGATTCGGCTCCTCCAGAGGCACCGGCGGCTCGTAGTTCCGCAGCGCCTCAAGGTCCAGCTCCAGCGGCTCCTGGAACATGAGCTTATTGGTGTTGACGTTGTCCTGCGCCCACCCGATCAGCGTCGCCTTATTCTCCGGGTCGAGCATCGGGCCGAAGACCTCGACCGTCGCGATGATCGCCTTCAGTTTGACGTCGTCGGTCTTGACCTTCTCCGAGTCCGGCTCGGTGAGCAGGCTCGGCCACTGCGCCACGAAGGATTTCTGCCACTCGAAGAACGCGGTCTCGTAGGGCACTGACCCGTACTGCTCGGGGAACTCCTTCTGGATCGAGGCATAGAAGTCCGGGTTCCAGGCCCGGTGCATCGTGATCCGGTCCATGAAGGCGTAGACCTTGCGGATCGTCTTGCGGTAGCCCTCGACGAAGCCGGCTACCATCTTCGCGTCCTCGGTGCCCTCCCCGAAGCCCTCCGCGAACGTCTCCTGCTTCAACAGAATCGCCGGCATATCGACCGCCGTCGCGATGTTCTCCAACACGTCCTGCCGCGCCATGCCGAACGCCTTGTCGAGGTTCTGCATGTTCAGCGTCTCGACGTCCTCGTCCTTGCCGACCGAGATCACGTTGCCGTTCGTCGCGATCTTGATGAAGAACCGCTTGAGAGCGGCCATCCCCTGCATGACCTGGTCGATGATTGCCCCAGCGGCGCCGATCTTCAGGATGAACACCCCGGCCTTCCGGGTCACGAGGTCGTCGGTGACCATCGTCTGCACGAATGATTTCAGCGGGAACAGCGCCCTTTGGAACACCGACCGGCCGACGAAGCCGAACGCCGACGTCGTATAGGCGATGTAGACCGGGCGCTCGTTCATCAGCGTAATTGAACGAGAACGGTGGAACGGCCGCCCCGATACTGCGATGGTCGTGACCTTCATGAAGTCGATGGCGTTCGGGTCCTGGTTCAGAACCAGCGAGCCGGCGGTGTTCAGCGGGTCGAAGACCGAGAACGAGATGCTCTGCTTCCAGAGCTTCTTCCAATCGATCTGAACGTCATCGTCGACGTCCTTGATCTTCAGCCCTATTGATCCGATCCCGTAGGCGCGCGCGACGGCGCAAAGGTTGTAGATTACGTCGTCGCAGTTGTCGTCCTCCCACTGCTGCTGAAACTGCTCCTTGCAGCGGTCCTCCGGCCCGTCCGGGATGCTGATCTCACGCGGCTGCGATTGCGCCATCGTGATCGGGCCTTCGACGATTTTTCGACCCAAAACGTGATAAAGCCAGACGATTTTACAAAGTTCATAACTGGGGGTATCACCGGGCTCGATGTCCTCGGCCATCAATATCTCGGTCAACGCATTGCCGAGTCCAGAACCGTTGATGTCTATTTCGGCCATTCGCTCAGCGCCTCAAATCCGGCCCCGGCTGCGCCGTCATGGTGCCGCCCATCTGCAGGATCGAGACCTTCGCCATGCCGTCCTCGAAGGCCCTCTTGAAGTCCGCGCGCGCCTTGACGGTCGTCTCCAGTGGGTTCCCCTGGATCGAGACCGCCAGGAGCTTGCCGCAGGCGAACGCGATCTTCTGCAGGATGAAGCCGGACGGCACGCCGGGGCAGGAGACGAGGAGGCCGCGCACCGTCACGCCGACGGCCTGGGCGATGGACGTCTCGATGATCTGCGTCGCGCTCATCGGCGCCTGCTGGACCGGCGCCGGCGCTTCGTTGACGTCGATCGACGGCAGCTCCTCGGCGATAGGAAGATCGTCGGCGACGGCGGCTCCGTTCATCGGCTTGTCGGTCATGATCTCTCTCCCTGTTGCTCAGAACGGCCGGCGCCGGCGGGCTTGGTTGACCAGCCGCCGCCCGGCGATCTCCGCCCGGCTCGGCGCCTTGCCCCAGAAGATCAGCGCCCAGATCACCCATATCGCGGCGAGGAGGAAGATCGCGAACAGCGTCGTCCACATCAGAAGCCCTCCGCATTGCCGAACGCCACCGCCGCGACACCATACGCAAAATGATCTATGATCGCGACCATGAAAATAGTCTCATATCGAGAAGCGAAAGAACGCGGCCTCAAGTTCTACTTTACCGGAGAGCCCTGTCCGCATGGACACGTTAGGCCACGCTACGTCAGCTCCTACACTTGCGTCGGTTGCCATGAAGCTATCATGGCGGCAAAGCGCCAGCAAACGAGGGCGCGAAAGGGCTCTAATTCACGCGACAATATCCAGCTAACGTGCATATCCTGTAATCTTAGAAAATCTAGCAAAGACCCCATTGCATTTGCCCAAGAACTCGGAAGGCTTCTTTAGAAACCTTCTGCGTTTCCGAAAGCAACAGCCGCCGCGTAACAAAAACAATCTAAAAGATCATCTTCGCGCGTCGCGTCCTTGTCGCCGACTCGAAACCCGACGACCTGGCCGAGAAGATGGTTGCGCGTCGTCCCCTTGTAGTTCTTCGTCTTCTCGTAGGCCCGCTTCGAGATTTTGACGAGGCCGCGGTAGATGTACCCCGACACGGAGATCGCGCGCTCGTCCTTGCCGACGGCGGTGAGTTTCGAATCGATCGGATGCGCCATCAAGCCGCGCCGGGCCGCCTGCTGCAGAAGGATCATGCCGGAAGCCTTGTCCTCGATCATCGCGCCTATGGAACCACGGACGGCGCGACACTCCGCGGCGAACGCCTGGAGGGTCTGTGTGACCGTCGGGAGCCAAGTCTCAAGCAGGGCGCCCTCGATCTGCGTGAGGTCCCAATCGAGGATGATGAGCCGGTACGCCGGGCCGACGATGCCGCTCGCGTCGACCGGCCGCACGTTGTTGCGGACCAGGGCGTAGTAAACGACGCCGGTCCCGTCGTTCGTTTTCCCGGTTTTGGTGGCTGAGTCGATGACGGCGTAGACGGCTTCGCAGCGAACCGGGAAGTCGACGGGCTCGCCGTTGAGCAGGAGACTATCGCGCGAGAAGAAGGCATCGCCTGACCAATCGACGAAGCGGGCCAAAAATTCTTGCTCGTAGACCAGCGGGTGGTTGTCGCGCTGCAGCGCCGCCACCTCTTCTCGCGGTAGATGCGGGTTAGAACTCGTCGGCGCGTGGAACTGGACGAAGCCGTACGAAGGCTCGTGGCAGAGCGCGTAGAGCATGTTGTCGGGATCGATGCCGTTCGTGTTCGACATCATCAGCGCGCGGCCGGAATAGTCGATCAGCGTCGGCTTGATCGAGCGCGTCCAGACGTCGATGGTCTTCGGCTTGGTGAATGCGATCTCGTCGCCGATGACACGGTGATACTTTCGGGACCGGCCGGCGTTCTCGTCCTCCAGCGACCAGAACTCGACGCTGCCGCCGGTGATCGTGCGGATGATGCCGTGGGTCTTGTCGGAGCTTTTTTTGATCGGCCCGAGGCCGTCGACGATCACGTTGTACGATTCCGAGAGCCGCTTGTTCTCCGGGGCGAACCAGCCGACCAGGCGGCCCTTGGCGGCGTCGTCTATGGCAACCGATTCGCCGACCACGTTCTTGCCCCACCGCCGCCCGCAGCGGGCGACGACATAGCGGGCGTGCTGCATCACCCATCGGAGCTTCGCCTGCGCGGGGTGGAACGTCGGGAGCGTGATCGTCGCCGTCTGCGCCTGGAACGGCTGCATCTGCGGCTGGTACGGTGGGGCGGTCGGGGCGAGCATCACTCGTTCACCGCTTTCGGCAGTTCAGGCGGCGATTCGTCCTCCGCGCTGATTACACCTTCCATCCCCGGCTTGAGGTCGATCACCTGGCCCGGCGGAATCGGCGGCGCGTAGTCGTCCGGTAGGCCACCGCTGATCTCGACCTTCGTCACCACCGAGGCACCGACAACCACCGCGGAGAACGACGGCGATTGATATTTCGCGGCCCCCACCGCGAGCTGCGCTGCCATCATCGCATATTCCTTGAACTTCTCCTCGTTCGCGTTCGGGTTGGCGTCGAGGTTGACTACCTTCCCTGCCACGATAGTCGGCTGCGGCTGATAATAAGCGGCCATGCTCGCAAGTACCGCTTGGATGTCGAAGGCTGAATCTTTCATCAGCCTCTTGACAGCGGCTTGAGCCTTGACGGCCGCGACCTCTTCCGGCGCGCCGCTCGCGATTTTCTCAAGAAGCGCCACGCGCTCGCGTTCTAAGCGCGCTTGGAGCTCGCGTTCCAGTGTCGCCTTGCCCTTAGACCCCTTGGGGCGTCCGGCTCCGGGCTGCTTTCCGCCTCTTGGCATAGGGCGAGGATAGATTAACTATCGAATTATTCAAACCGGATGGGTGATGAGCCAGTCCAGCGGCCGTTTCGATTGGCGGTCGCCAAGTCACTTGCAAAGCCCTTTGACTTCGACCTCCGACAGCACTTGGCCGACCTTCTGCCGGGCCTTCACCTTTTGGCCGATAGCGGTCAGCCAGCCGCCCTTGCGCTTGCACTCGGCGCCGGTCATGTCGCGGAGTTTCTTTCCGTCG